TGTAGCCCGCATATTTAATGCAGTTTCCCTCTGGGTCACAATATTTCCCGGATTTTCCGTAATTTCCCTCGCATTCAATCTTGCTTGCTCAGCAACATCGGGAGGAAGGGACACAAAAATAGGATCGGGGACAATAACATCGCCCTGCCTTTCGCCACCCCTAGACGGCTCTGGAAGCCCTGATGGCCGAGGCTGTTGAGGCTGCCTTTGCTCCAAAGGTCTGCGCGTTTCGGTCATACCAGGGCGCGGCGGTGTGATATTAAGCGTTTCACCGGCAGCAAGTCGCCGCAGATATTCTGGGTAAGGAATTAGGACCATTGTACCGTCTTGACGATACACGGTCATCATATTGGTCTGCGGATTGTATGCACGGCTGCCAATAGCATTTAACACTTGTTCAGATTGAGCCCGTGTCAAGCCAGTTTGTTCAGCAATACGCTGAATGTCCTGGAACGTCTTTTCACGCTCACCCAAGGCGCTCTGCATACCTTGGTAAGACTGAGCCGCACCTGCAAGACCTTGCAAAACAGCAGACCCAAGATACCTGCTAGGGGAGGATGCCATAGCTCCAAGCCCCGTCAAAAGCGGCACAAGATAGGGCTCCGCCCGCTGCAAAAAATCTTTCGGTTCACGCCGAAAAATCTCACGCGGCGGGGCTACGTTTGTTGTCACGCCTTCTTCACGCCGTGGCGCCAATCCGCCACTTTCAGGGCGTGGAGCAAGACCTGTCCCTTGAGGCTGTGGGCTATCAGTCAAAAGGGCCACAAATTGCGCAGAAGTCATGTTCGGATCGCCACGGTTCTGAGCAAGAACCGTCATGGCCCGATCTCGGTTGCCGCCATAAACGCCTGTCAGAACTTCAAGCGCATTACCGGTCGGGTTTTGCAGAAGCGCCGTTGCCCCTGTTGGACCCTGCATATGAGCAAGGGCAAGATTTTCGCGCGTAAGATCAAAACCAGCGCGCTGCAAAACTGGCGCATTTTCCCGCGCATATCTATCCGCATAAACGGCTGAAACTGTTGGATTATTGCGATCAGCAAGAATTTCAGCCTCGGATTTTCCTTCATAACGAGGATCGTTTCTTGCCATATCCAAGAAAGTGCGAGCCGTAAATTGATGTTGCCCGACAGGACCGCCCCGCTCCGGGGGAAACAATGGATTAGTGGCATCAGGACGGCCACTGCTTTCACGACGAGCAAGAAAATCCAAATATCCTTCAGGTAAAGTAAGCCCGGTTTCTTGAGCAGTAACCCCACCACCCGGCTGATAACCTTTGCGCGGCATAAGCCCAACAGCATCAGGATAACGCTTTTCAACTTCCTGAGCCATCAAGCCAATGCGCTTTTCGTCGTCACCTTTGAGATTGTACCGATAGACCTTCTGCCCATCAAAAAGCTTGCCAATCGGCTCGATGTTATCCTTCAGACGCCGATCTGACGCAGAAATTGCAGCAATCGTTGAAGCAATTTGCATCGCCGTTTTGGCATCTTCCATGCCCTGGTCCTTCATTGGGCCAGTAGATGGCGTTTGCAGTTTCGGTGGCTGCATCGGCTTTGAAATGTCTTCAGGGACGTATTCATTCGTGGCTTCACTGTAGGGAAGCCCACCAGCGGCAAGCCCGGAACGAATTGCGCCGCCACGAGCATTTCCGCCGGGCGCACCCAAGCCTTCAATGAAGCTTTCAACTTCTCTATATGTGCGAGCGGGGCCACTTTCGCGTAGGTTGAACTCACCCCCTCGGCCCAAAAGCCCTGAGCTTGCTGGCGTTACCTCAGTCCTGCTTTGCCCACCCTCAGTGATTGTGCGCGTTTGTTCCGGCGTCCCAAGCAAACCGCCGCGAATTCCGGCATAAGTTTTTTGCACTCTTTCAGGCATCTTTGAGATGTCTTCGACATCTTTCATCGCCTGCCGCACATCATAGGTGGGCTGCTGTCGCACCGGCTGCGCCGTTATCAAACGCGGGCTGGTCTGCATCAGCGTAGAACCATAAGGCCCCGCCTTGCCCATCCCACTGCCGTAGAGGCCAGCTTTGCCATACGGGTACATGCCCTGGTGAGCATTCACGATGGCATTGATCTGCGCCAGGATATCCTGGCTCGGTGCGCCACCGGCAGCAAAACCGTGCCCCGCATCCTCACGGAACACGCTACCGCCCATGGAGCTACCATCCCACGGGCTCAGCCCGCCGCCATAGGCTTTAGGAGCCCGTGCAGCAGCCTCATCAGTGGCCTTGTCATAGTCCACAGTCTTGTAGCCACCAGCCAGCCCCACGGCCTTGGGATGCTTCTTCTCCACATCCTGCGCCACAAGGCCGATCCGGGTGCCGGGCTCGCCCTTGTACTTAAACCGCACGATCTGCTGACCATCAAAGGTCTTACCAATCGGCTCCACATCTTCCTTCAGCCGTTCATCCGAGAAGAATGAAGAAGGCTGCGTGGTGGTCGTGGTGGAACCCGACAGCGCGCCCGTACCCATGGCAATATTCGCCAGGAACTGCGCCACCTGGAACGGGTAGCCCTGCTGTTGCAGGAATTGATTGTACAGCGCTTGATTCTGCGCCTGCTGCGTCTGCTGTTCCACAGTGCCTGCCGCAAGCTGCGCCTGACCACCCTGCAAGCCAGCCTGCTGCGCACCAGCACCAATCCCGGCAAGGCCCTGGCTGACGCCAGCCCCAATACCATACAAGCCCTGCCCCAAAGCCTGCTGCACCTGCGCAGACTGCGCACCTTGGCCATAAAGCTGCTGCGCCAACGCCGCCTGCTGCTGGGCAGTCGTAATGCCCTGACCAAAGCCCTGCTGCCCAATCCCCAAGAATTGCTGCGCCGCCTGCTGCTGCGCCTGTCGGTTGGCCTGCTCAGCCTGCAACGCCACGCCCTGCTGCTGCTGGGCCGCGCCAAGCGCCTGTCCATAGCCCTGCTGATAAATGTTCCCCAACGCCTGGGCCGTGGCAAGGTTCTGCTGCTGCGCAAGGGTGGCCTGAGCAATACGTCCACGATCACCGCCAAAGGCGCCGCTACGAATTTGGTCCCCAACGATCTTCTGCTGCTCTTGCTGCTGCTGCTGCCGCAAAGCCTGATAGGTCGGCTGCGCCACAGCTTCAATGTAGGGCGACATATACGCCCCGACATTCAGGCCGCCCGGCGTCACACGCTGCGCACCAGCCAAACCATAACCGGTAGCCAAAGCCTGATAGGGCTGTGCGCCTGCTTGGGCTCCGGCAATGTTCTGAGCCGCAGCAGTTTGCAATGGATTAGCAGCCGCTTGCCCCGCCGAAAGAGCTTCGGACGCTTCTTGGTAATAAGGCTGCGCCTGCGCAGCGCCGCCAAGCAAAGCGGTCCCAGCAGCCTCGTAATAGGGCTGCGCCGCGCCAGCGGCTTGGCTGACATTGGCAATACCAGCCTGTTGGGTGTCAGTAAGAGGAGCAACAAATTGCCCGCCATATGGCGTAAATGGCTGCTGAGCCACAGACTCAGCCCGCGCATTTACCGCATTGTATCGGTCAAGGATTTCCTGCGGTATAGATACCGACGAGGTACTTGTGCTGCTCTTACCACCGCCGCTCATGACGCCTCTTTCCAGGCCCCTGTTTGGGCCTTGTACAGGAAATACACCCCCGTGGGAGAACCGAATTGGCGCTCGTACATCCGTATCTTAGCGGCTGTACGGTCGTTACTCAACACTCCAATCATCAGGGGCATGTCCATCCGGTCTGCCGTTTCCTTGGCAAACCGGCATAACTTGGCCGCGCGGCCACCCTTGGCGCTGCGGAAGTCAGGGTGAACAAAGATCGCCCGCTCCTCCAGCACCGGATTATCTGAATACCAAACATGGCCAACACGGAGCAAAATGGCCGCCTCTGGCTTTTCGCCGGGCTTGCCAATCACACCAATAATGCCCTCATGAAGCTGCAAAGCAGGCCATATTTCATTCAAAAGCTTGACCGGATTGGGGTTTACAAAGCCGTTTTCATCGCAGGCCAGCATGGCCAAATCCATAATATCGTGAACATCATCCGGCGTCCCAATACGGACCTTAATATCATCATTCATCGGCTAATCCTTCTTCGGCCCAGGTAGGGCCTTCAATGTTTGGATGGTTTTCTGCCGATATTGCTTTACAAATTCATCCAGCATGCGATGCCCGTCCTCCATCGAGCCGCCTCCCAGGTGAATTACATCTTGCGGGCTGATAATGTATTCCCCACCGGCAACCACCACAGGAACCGTCTCCGTATCGGCAAACGCAGGGTTCTTGTGGGGTTCCCGATCACCGTCAGGATCACGGAAAATACGATCCGAAACCTTAAAGCCAGCCATGGAATTGCCTTCCCCCATGGCCGAAATAATGTCTGCCGGGATTACATAAGACCCAGAGGCCACATGCACCGGCAGGTGATCCGTTCGCCCAGCGACCGTGCTGTGGATCGGCCCAACATGGATTTTGTCAGGCTGCGGATTGGCCACACCAAGCCTCATGCCGCCTTCAGCAGCCTTCTTCCTGGCAATGTTCAACGCGGCAGCCACCGCCTGATCACGCGGGTGACCGGCATGGATCATCTCACGGATGTTGCCCGAGATCGTGACCTGGGATTTTCCGCGCTTCAACGGCATCGTTATGCCCCCACCGAATAGGTCACGTTCAGCTCTTGACCAGTGCCAACCACGATCACCAGCCCATTCGTAAACAGCAGGTTCATCGGAAAGACCCCCACCGTATTACCAATGGCCGCCAGCATATTGGCCGCCGATGCAGCCGCCGTGGTCGTGCAGTTATGCACCGCGCCACTCGTCGTTCCCGCCACCGTCACAGACACGTTGATCAGCCTACCAGGGCCTGCAAGCACCACCACATCAGCAACAGCCGTGGGCGAAGTGTTCGAGCCATAAATGCGCTGAAGCGTCTGGTTCAGCGTATTGACGGCGATAACACCGTTCTTCTGGATGGTTGCGATATCGTCAAGGCTCGCCATGATCAGAATTTCCCATCAGGAGCAAAACGATAGCGCATGGCACCCATACGCCAGAAAGAATCAATGTCGTTGCTTTCGATCCTGATTGACACCAAGCGACCACGGAAACGCGGCGCAATATACTGCGTGGCCTGGGTCACATCATAAGGGCCATAAACCTGCGGCGTGTCGCCAGGATAGTTGACCACATAGAAGGTCAACAGGAGGTTGGCGTCCTGAACGCCAGCATAATAGCCCCACTTTGCATCGGGCCAGAATTGATCAATATACGTCAGCACATCACCATCAGACAGCGTGAAGTAGCCGGTCTGAAAGTACGAATTCATCGGCAGGCCATCGGCATTCTGCGATGTCTCATGCTGATAAATCAGCCCATCGGGCGTTGCGCCAATCGGCGGACCAAGCACAGACTGATTGATCCACGCAGTGCGAGAAAGCGTTCCGAAATCCCACTGGTTCAAGCCCACATTGTATTTCACATAAGCGTGAATCTCACCGCCATTGCCCAAGGTTGGGTAAAACCAGGAAATCTCATTGAACCGCGAATTCACGGCAACCCTGATCTTGTCCAGGCTTGAAGTGTCCAAATCCTGAAAGATCACATCCCAAATCGGGCATTGAATGCCCTGAACACCACTCCCTGAAAGCATGAAAAACTGGCTCTGAGACATCCAGTAAACCATACCATTCAACGACGCAGCAGCCTTCGGCCCGATCAGCCCGCAGCCATTTCCAATCTCGTTGAAGGAATACACATAGGGCGGCCCAACATACTGCATCGCCCACAAGGCAAGGTCAGTCCAGATCAAGCCCTGCTGTGGCCCCTGAATGCAACCGACGATCTTGGAGCCTTTTGGAATGCGATAGGAACCAGCCTGATTGGTCGGCAGCGCGATCCATTGATGGTAATTCTCAACATCACACCACCGCACCAACAAAGGGTCTTGGACGCCCGTAAAGGTGGAACCCCAGGCAATGATCTGCCGCTGCGGCATGGCAACAAAAATGCCCGAATTGGCAATCGGCGCCTCTGGAATGACATCCAGCGTTGGCGAATTGGTCTGCGGTGACCAAGTGTAGATTGGACCGCCAAGCGGGTTTGAGACAGCAGCACCAAACGTCAAGCCATTTGGGCAGGCAATCAAAACCTCCCCCCAATTGTCCAGCGTCCAATCGGTCGCAACAAGCTCGTCACCACCAGTCGGAACAATGGCAACGCCAGAGCCATAACCGCCCGTGCCATACCCCCCAACACCATACCCAGTGCCTGCGGTCAGCGAGCCAAATCCATAGTAATAATCATAGGCCGCATCACCACCATTGATGAATGCGCTTGTCGTCGATGTGGCCGATTGCGGCGCATTGATAGTAAATTGACTGGTGCTGAGAACATCGGTGACAGTGTAATTCCCAAAGAGGGTCACACCGCCAAGAGTGGTTGAGACAAGAATGGGGTAAGTGTCACCAATTGAATATCCATGATCCGCAAGCGTGACAGTCACCACAGAAGAACCATTGGTGACATCAAATTCAGCAACAACACCGCCATTTGCGACAGCAGAAAGCGGGATTAAAGGATTACCAAGAGTGTCAATCAGATAGACATTGTAGGTGTTCGCACCAACCTGATAAGTCCGGTAGAACCCAAAGACGATAATACCGCCGACCGAGATGTGGGTGAGAACAAAAACAGCGTCATAGTTGGTGATGTTGCTGCCAGTGTCGGTGATCGTGATCTGGTTCGATGATGTGGTAGTCGTGACATTCACAGCAACATCATGCCGGTTCACCTGCGGCACAAGGTTCTTAGCAATATAATTGTTGATCAAATAGATTGGCGCACCAGGGGGCGGGCTGACGATGGATGCGGGAGCTTCGCAGCCCACAGCCAGATACTGCTGGCCGTTGGTGTCCTGCCACGCCAACATCGCCCTTGGCGTTGCTGCAAGCGAATTGGGATAGTATCGGCTCCATCCCCCAAGCTTCTGCGGCAAGCCAATACCTTGACGATCCATCACAAAGCGAATGAGCTGGCTCTCAGACAGCGCCGCCTCATTCAAAGCCGGTGTGCGGTTTTGATCAACGCCCGGTATCAGCTTCAGGGTGGCATGCGGCATATCTTACCCCCTGGTAGGCGTGGCCACGGGCGCAGGCGACATCGAAGTCCAACCAGAAGATTGGAATTTCTTGCGCGCCTCTTCGACCATCGCACCCTTCAGAAGGGTCTGATACTGCGTTTCATAATTGACCGGCATCTGAGGATCATTTGCAGCGGCAGAGATGAAATTGCGCTGAAAAGCGCTGATGTAGATCATGGAGGCCATGATCATCAGATCAGGAAGGTAGGTGGAAACAAAGGTGGTCGGGTTGCCGCTCGACAGCGAATTCGGCCTGAACGTACCCACCAATTCTATCGTATAGGCATTGTTGGGCCACGGACCAAGAATGATCGTGTTTTGATCAAACATGGCAAAATAGCCCGGCAGCCCGGCTGAAGCGCTGCTGGGGTAGGTGTAATTAATCCACTCCTTGGTCACCGGCAGCATTGGATTGCGGGCGCCATTGTTCGGCACCGTGGTGCCTGCCGGGCTGATGACGTTTGCTTCCTGAATCGTGATGAAGTCAGCAATTGGGAAAGTCAGCGTCCTGGCATTGGACGATGTGATGTAACTGCTGATGGCGGTCACAGTGGTAAGGAGGTCCAGATCACGATAGATGCGGTTTTCCGCATAGGTGATCATCTGCGGCAAGATTTCCACGAAATTGGGGTCAGTATCAGGCACGACCGCCAGGGTGGCAATCTCCGTCACATACTGAGAATACGTCAAGCCCGTGGTCATAACCGAAACCCCTTACCGGGAGGGATGCTTCCTACCCTCTTACCCCATTTCATTTTGCATTTCTACGCATAGCTTCATCCTTGGCTTTGGAACCAGCCGAGGAACCGAAATAATAGGCCACCACGCCGCCCCAGGCCGTCCCCAGGGTGCCAAGCATCACAAGCATAGCCTCAGAACCACCATGCTGCGGCAGCCCATTGCGGAGCATGTAGAACAGCGCGCCAAAATAGCCGACAGTGATCAACCCGGCCAGAATACGAGGCGTCCAATCCCTAGTTTGAATTTCACGATTACGAGCCGAATTGCGATCCTGATTGGCGATGCGCTCCAGATCAATATCCAATTCCCGCATCTTGACCGCGAATTCATTCTCGGCCTGCTTCAGCGCCAGAAGCTGCTCTGGGGTGGCCTTGGCCGCAGCTTCGGCCAGATCAGCCTCAGACCCATCCGGCCTACCCAGTAGAGCCTCAGAAATGGCCCTAGTGGCCATCCCTGCCAGAGGCCCACCCACCGCGCTGGCGATGGTCGGAGCAACCGTGCGAACAAGATTGAGAATGGCGTCCATGTCACCGCTCCAGCATGAAGGTCAGGTTCTGGTGGCGCGGATAGGTCACCGTGCGCTCACCTTCAGGGCATTTGTATTTGATGGTCGCCAGCAATGTCGCCCGCCCAGGCGCAACCGCTTCCTTGTCCGACAAGGCAAGCTGATAGGTGAACGTGTCAATCTCAGGCCCAGCCGGGCCGGTGAAACGGGTCATGCTGGGCGTTGCTTGATGAATCATGCTCGCGCCATCCCGCACAGTCACCTCAAATGCCTCAACAGAGCAATCATCTCGCTTTTTGATCCTGGCCACCGTCACAGTGATCGGCTGCCCAAACTTCTCGCCAGCCGTGTAGCCACCAACAGCCAGGGCAAACGTGGCTGTGGCAAGCTGAATGACTGGCGTGAGCTTGGGAATTTCCATCATGCCGCCTCTTGCTGAATCCCGGCCATGAAAGCAGCATTTGCCTGCAACCGGGCGTCTTCCGGGGAATGCATCAAAGCCAGCCTGCCCTGCTCCATGGCAACATCCTTCATGCCCATGTTCCAGGCCGAAATTGACGCCAGATCATGCGCCCAATGGCCCCAAACAGCCGGGTCGCAGGTGTAAACCAGTTGCTTGTCCTTGATCTCTAGGGCGCGCATGGCAGCCGCGTAGCAGTCCGGCCATCGCCCCTGCCGATAGTACAGCATCGCCAATTCACACCAAGGTTCTCGTGTTCCGGGCGCTTCACTGGCCGCAAGCTGATAGTATTTCTCAGCCATTAGGGCGTCTCCAAGCTCGTGGTGAGCCTTTCCAAGCAGCCGGTAGGCATAGCACCGCTCATTCGGCCAAGTGGCGCCCGGCAAAGCCAGATAGCGATGCAATTCAGCGATGGCATCATGCCATTTGGCATGAAAAGTAAGCTCTCGGGCGTAATAGAAGGCATTGCGCGGGCAATGCGGGTCTTCCTTGACCGACAAAGTCAACAAATCCAGGTATTGGCCACGGCTTTTGGTCGGATCAGGGTGATGACTGACCATCAGCATGTCCGTATCAGCCCAAACTTCGGTGATTCGACCATCAGGAACCGGGTATTCATGGCATGGATGATGCCAGAAGTACCCCTTCCGGGCGTGGATTTTCTCATATTTGAACCGAATGCCAGCACCCCAATCAAAGAAATACCGCAACCGGGTGGTTTCGGGCGCCCAAACACGCTCAATCTCTTCGCGCCAGCCGGGTTCAAGCAATTCGTCTAGGTCCAGGCTGATGCAAACATCAATTCCACGAGGGATTAGCGCCAGGGCTGCATTGCGAGCATGATCAAATCGCCATGGGGTGATGCAAATGTCATGCACAATTGCACCGCAGCGGGCCGCTTCTTCTGCCGTGCCGTCATCACTGCCGGTGTCAGCAATTAGGATCATGTCGGCATCTTTGGCAGAGGCGCAAAACCTCTCCACAAAATGCTTTTCATTTTTACTGATCGCATAGACTGCAATCTTCAATCTTGGTTCGGTCACTGTTTCCCCACTCAATGTCAATAATTACTTGTCAGCTTTGCGATCAAGGCGCTCGAAGATGGCGTTGCACATTTCTTTCAATTCCTGAATGTCGTTCTTGTAGTCATCCTTGCTGACGTATTTGGTGTGTATCTCGCGCTCAATGTCTTTCATGCTGTTTTGCAATTCTCGGATGGATTCCCAAACAACCTTCAGCATCCAGCCAACTGTCGCTCCAACAACGCCAATAATGATGTTGTAAAAGTCCTGAGTCATTACACCACCCAGAGGAGCGGCAGTGTTACCACAGGCGGGTTAATTTGGTTAGCAATTTGAGCATCAAGGTTAGCAGTGATTTCAGCGCATTGTTCTGTGCCAAGCGCATCCTGCGTCCAGCCAATAACTTGCTGCCGCGTTAGATCGGCATACGGGGTAAAGGGCGAACCCGGCGTGTAGGTCACACCCACAGTGCCATACACAGTAGCATCGTATGTGCCGTCAGTGGCGTTCTGGCGCCAATGAATTGTCATCACCACATCCGTCAAACCGTCTTCTTGTGGAACACAGTCCATCGCTTCGATGACCCATGTGTAAGTATTAGCCATTTGCGTTCTCCTGTTCCGCAGGCGCTATCGTGAGTTCGCCCGCCGCCACCAGGGCCATTATGTTGGAATAGTCCGTGTTGGCTGGATCAAGCGGCACGAAGCTGGTCACGCCAGCGATGTCCACGCGAATGCCTGCGTGCTGGCCGTTTTGGTCAACCCATTGAGCGTTGCTGTACATGATCAAAGCTCCGCCGATGCTGTCCAAGAATTCAAATCCAAAAACTGTAGTGATGCCAACGCATACCTCGTCAAACCAAAAGATGTCGTTGTGGGCGAGATAAAGCTGGGAGGAATAGGCGGTCCATCATTAATATCCAAAACAGCCGTAACTGTTGGCACGGCGCGCATTGTTGCGGGCAAACATACAAAGTGCCAAACATCTACGGCAACAGAGGCATAGTTATACGCTCTGGTTATCTGGGATGCGCTTTGGGCAGCATAATACCGCTGACAAAGGTACAGTTCCTGCCCGAACTGCCTCCGCTCAAACGGCGTGGCCGCAGTGCCGACTTCGAGTTGGACGCCGGTGACGTAGAAGGTCGCGCCGTTGGTGGCGATGAGGTTGGTTGCGCCGGTCGCGCCCACAAGATTGCTCCCAGCCCACGCGCCTGCTGTACCGCTGAGAGTAGAGCCTGCCCCCAAACTAAAAATAACTTGTGGCCCTGAAGTGCTGTCTGTAGCCCATGTCCCCGTTGTGTCGCCAGCGACCGTGACGGTCTTGTATTCCCAAGTGTTTGCCGCTGATATGGAATAGGTAAACGGATAGCTACGGTTGGCAGCGCCGTTGCGAAGCGAACCGCTATACGTGCCGGTGACGCTAGAGCGAACCCAGAAAGACAGCGTGACGGTCTGGGCACCCGCAGCGCCCCAACCAAAATCGGCGCAGTTAAAGCCCTCTATGTACTGGGCAAGAACATAGCTTTGGGTAGACCCAAGCGATGCGTCAGCAGTTGTAACCGTAACAAGAAGGGAGTTTGTAAAACCAGTTGGCGCTGTTGTTGACCGCTGTATCGTAAACACGCCGTCAGATGCTTGGCCAAAGCCAAACCAGCGGTCAAGCGCGTAAGTAGCTGCCGCCGCGTTGATTGTAACGCTCGCCCCAGCATTCCTTTGGTCGATCCGCATGTCGCCGTTGATGATGCGGTTCCGCAGGAAGCTGCTCGCAGGCACCGCAGTGCCAGCGAAGGTCGCGTTGCCGCTGCTATCCAGCACAATGTTGTTGCTGGCAGATGATGCGTGTTTGAGGTTGGTGGCGGCGAGCGTGGACATGATTAAACTCCTAGCGCAACCTTGATTTCATCTGGCGTAGCAGCGGCTTCGATCTGATCCTGCATGGCAGCATACTTAGCACGAATAGCAGCACGCGCAGCTTCTGCCGCCGTATTATCCGCACCAGGGATTTGCTTCATAATGATCTCATCATACGGTTTGAACTCCTCCGCACGGGCTGCACGGCGTCGGTCGTGAGCGATGGCCTTGGCCTTTTCGACGTTAATCGTGATCATTCTGAGTACTCCCAGGCTGCCCTAAATGTCCTGTCAGTTGGAACATTAGCAACATCAACGATCTGCCATGGCTTACCAGCTGGAACATCCTTAGCTGCCAATGCTTCTAATGTGTTACCTTCCTTAGCTAGCCACTCAGGAGCAGGAATAAGGATAGCGACTCCACCATCATCAGTTGGGTAGATTATACGCTTATCGCTCATTTACATTTTCTCCTTTACTGTATTTATTTTGAGGTAGATGATACGGGGGTTGTTCATGGAGGTTCTCATCGGAAGATGGCAACTTGAACCGTGTCATCATCACGGGAGTTGTTGGCGAAGTCCGTAAGAAGTAAGGTAAGCGAACCTGTTGCTCGGGTACCGCTGCCATTGAGGATGGAGTTGCCAATACCAGCGATGTTTTCGCCGCCAAAGACGGCACAATAGTTTACATCCGGCATCGCATTCGTAAAGTTTACTGTATAATGGCCCGTACCATTGTCCGTAATACTTGACACGTTCCCGCTCGCACGAATGGCAACAACGCCGGTACCATTAAAGTTCACCCACGCCCGGCAGCCATAAGCAACACCAGCACTACCAAACCCTGAGTTAAAAGACAAATCACCACCAGCATTCCAACCAGGCGCACCAGTAGACAACATTGCCGGAGTAACAACAGCACTACTACCAGTCGTGACAACAGTACCAGATACAGCCGGCAATGTATGTGTAAAATCACTCGCAGTTGAAGCGGGATTGAGCGTAACAGATCCACCTGAGAACGAATTTAACTTCAGAGGCATTATACAACAGTCCAGGTTGAGTTGTTAGACACAGTAACAGTAACACCAGTAGCAATAGTGATTGGACCAAAGTTACCAGCATTGGTGTTGGCTGGTATCGTGTAGTCAGCATCGATCACTGTTGGGTTAAGTGAGAACTTCAGGTAGATGTCGTGAGCACCTGTGTTGTCACCTAAGTTTGCTATGTTTCTACTCGCAGGCATTTTTGTACCTTTTCTTTATTTATTCTAATTTAGCGGAAGATGGCGACGAATACATTGCCAGAGTCAATATTAGCTTGAGATTGATTGATTATCCCAACTATGACAAATTGTACGCTACCTGTGGAGCCTGAGATGGTGATGGGCATTACTTTGCCTCCAATGCGATCAGGCGGGCTTTGAGCGAAGCAATCTCAGTTAGGGCTTCTTGCAGCGCAGCGGTGAGCAACGGCACCAACTTAGAATGATCTATGCCCTGCGGTTTGATGCTGCCGTCCTCATTCACCGCGTCCTTCTCGCCACTCACCGCTTCAGGAACGACCTCTACGGCTTCGTGAGCGATGAAACCATCAACCGTGCGGTCGGGGTCCGCGATGAAGTTGAAGCGGCTGGGCTTCAACGCCTGCACGCGAGCAGAGGCATCCGTAAGCGGGACGACG